TTGGTTCCTGCCGGTTCAACAACTGTATACGATCAAGTAATGGGTAAGAACGCTAAGCGTCCTTTCTTGCATGTTCGTTACCGTGCTTCAGAAACTGAGAATCGCCGATTCAAAACTTGGATCACAGGTTCTGCCGGTGGTGCTGCTACAAGCAGCTTGGATGCAATGGAAGTTAACTTCTTGTCTGAGCGTTGCGTATGTACCTTGGGTGCTAACAACTTCGTATTGTTCCGTTACGGATCTTAATCTTAATAAAAGGAGGTGTCCACTATGGACACTTCCTTTTTTATCTTTTAATTTAAATCTAATAAAATCATGGCAAAAGAAAAAGTCATTAAAGACAGAACCTACCGTTTATTAAACGGATCCCCGCTAACATATGTATTAGCATCTCGCAACCATCCTAAGTTCCCCCTTATGTGGTTTGATGAGAAAAAAAATCAAAACAGAATTTTACGATATGCTGTAAATCAAAAGTCACCTTTTGAAGATGAGCAAGACAATAATCCAATTTTGGAACCTATTGTTTTTGAAGATGGAATGCTGTATGTTCCAAAAAATAATCCTGCATTGCAGGAGTTTTTACATTACCATCCGCAGAATGGAATCATATTCGCTGAGTTAGATAAAGAGAAAGATGCCTATCAGGATGTCGAGTATTTGAATCTTGAAGTAGACGCATTAATTGAAGCAAGAAGCCTTGATATCAGTCAAATGGAAATGTTGACTCGTGTTATCTTTGGTAAAGACCCATTAAGTTTATCTACTGCTGAAATGAAACGCGATATCTTGGTCTTTGCAAGACAGGATCCGCAGACTTTCATGGACATTGTAAAAGATCCTGAGCTTAAGTTCCAAGCTAAGGTTAGAATGTTCTTTGATAATGGATTGTTAGTTGTGAAGAATGACAAAGACATTTACTTCAATACCCCAACATCGAAAAAGAAAATGTGCTCAATTGCTTTTGGTAGCGATGCATTTGATATGGCAATATCATACTTGCAGAGTGACGAAGGAATTGATGCATTGAAAATGTTAGAGACTCTCCTCTCTGAGGATTGATTTGATGATTGATTAAAAAAGGTAGGGGCTCAATTAGCCCCTATTTTTTTTGACTATATTTGTAAAAAATAACCCATGATTAATTCAGTTAGAAATACCGTGTTGTCCGTGTTAAATAAGAACAACTACGGCTACATTTCGCCATCTGATTTTAACCTGTATGCAAAGCAGGCTCAGATGGAAATCTTCGAGGAGTATTTTGCTAATTACAATAAGTTAGTAAATGGTCAGAACTCACGAGTTGTTGGGTCTGACTATGCTGATCTACTTAAAGCTAATGAAGAAGTGATTGAGTTTTTTTTAGTATCAAAATACTTACATCCGAAAACTATATATCACGACAATACTTTAACGTATGAGCCATACAATGCTTATTTCCCTCCGTCATTAACGACAACAGGAGATGAGGCGTTTATGATAAACAATATTACCACACTAAAGGAAGTGGTCCAAGGCGTTAATGATATGGTAGCGCCATTTATGATGAGGGATACAACAAAAGTTTTCCCCAATCTTGCGTTTCCCGGTTATGTTATTTTGAATTTAACAACCAAGCAATCAGCAATTGTAACAGGGATTGTTAGTAATGGTGTTTATATCGATCAAGATATATTTCTAAATACAGGAGAGGGATACGCTATTTATAATCCGGCTGATTACGCTATATTTGAAAAAGTTAGTGAAGGTAAAATAGCATCATTAAATTCATCAAATTTAACCAAGCCTAATTTAATTTATCCGGCTTACACAATGACTGAACTATCAGTAAATGTTTATCCGGATACAATAAAAGGATATGGAGCTATTAAAGCTACTTATTTTAGATACCCAAAAGAACCGAAATGGACATACATTTCTTTGTTAGGAGGTGAGCCAAGCTTTGATCAGTCCCAACCTGACTATCAAGATTTTGAATTGCCTGCAGAAGATGAGTATAAATTAGCTATGAAGATTCTTCAGTACTGCGGAATCTCAATCAGGGAAGTTCAAGTGGCTCAGTTTGCAATCGCTCAAGAACAACAACCGCAACAACAATAATTATGGCGTATATATCACAATACGAATACTACGATAATAACGGTAACAATCCTCAGAATGCCAATTGGGGATCGTATCAGTACGTCAGTTTGTTTGACATTGTCAACAACTTTATGTTGATGTATTCCGGTAATAATTCATTGATTAATAATCAGCAACGATATAAGGTTTTGTTCCATGCTAAGAGAGCAATACAAGAGTTGAACTATGACGCGTTCAAGGAACTCAAGGTATTAGAGCTTAGTGTAGCTGATTCACTTAGATTTGTTTTACCATCTGACTTTGTCAATTGGGTTAGGATCTCGATGTATAAAGATGGGCTACTTAGACCACTCACTGAGAACATTCAGATCATGTCATCTAATGCTTACTTGCAAGATAATGCAGGTAATATTTTATTTGATCAGAATGGCAATATCCTTCAACCTCAAGACTCAAAGCTTGATTATGACAGATTGCATAAGCTTCAAAAGAGTTTGTATTTGAATAGGGAGAGTGTTTATAACAATCATTGGGGATGGTGTTTAGATGGTAATTGGTATTTTGAATACTCCATTGGCGCTGCATACGGATTGAATACTGAGACAGCAAATAAAAATCCAACTTTTAATATTGATAAGAAAGCCGGTGTAATTAACTTTGACTCGTTGATGATGGGTGAGCTTTGTATTCTTGAATACATCTCAGATGGAATGGAGAATGGAGATGACTCATTGATTAGTGTCAATAAACTTTTTGAGGATTATATTTATGCTGCAATCAAGTATGAGATATTGAACTCAAAGCTTGGTGTGCAGGAGTATGTTGTAGCAAGAGCGAGAAAAGAACGTGCAGCTTTGCTGAGAAACGCTAAAATTAGAATAAGCAACATACACCCCGGTAGATTGCTCATGAACCTAAGAGGAATGGATAAGATGATTAAGTAACATGGCGAATATTTCAAGAAACTTTACAGCAGGTAAGATGAATAAAGTCGTTGATGAACGACTTATTCCTAATGGTGAGTACATAGACGCTATGAACGTCCGCATGGGATCGACAGAGGATGCTGAAATTGGTGTCATTGAGAATACTAAGGGTAATGTATCACTTACAGCTTTAACGTACATTAATGGCGCTCCATTGAGTGCTGAAGCAAGATGTATTGGAGCATTTGCTGATGGAGCTAATGAGACGATATATTGGTTTGTTCATGATCCCAACTGTCAGTCATCAGCTACGGATAAGCTTGACTTAATTGTATCTTACAATACGTTAACAACTATAGTTACGTACCATGTTATTACTGTGAATGATGGTAATGACTTGGTAACTACCTTGAATTTTAATCCAAGCTACTTAATAACAGCTGTCAATAAGATTGGTAATCTATTATTTTTTAGTGACGATTATAATCCGCCTCGATTCATAAATGTTGTAAGAACTTATCCGGCTCCTGATTCAATTACTAATATTGACGCAGGAGGTACAGCTGCTGCTGAGATCCTTAGAGAATCTTTACTTGTTATTAAGCGACCACCTACTGAGTCTCCAACTATTCAATTGATAAAGCAAGGTGATGATAATAATTACCTTGAGGATCGATTCATATCGTTTGCTTACAGATACAAGTATATTGATGGAGAGTATTCAGCAACGTCACAATGGAGTGATATTGCGTTTGCTCCCGGTGATTTTCAGTTTAGTAGTAACACGTACCTAAATGAGGGTATGCAAAACGTGTTTAATACAGCTATTGTATCTTACAATACCGGTAGCTCTCTTGTGGTTGGTATTGATATTTTATTTAAACAGTCTGACAATAATATCATCAAGGTTATTGATAAGTTTGACAAGGCTCAATTGGGACTTCCTGACAATAGCACTCAAACATTTGCATTCAATAACAGTAAAATATTCACCATACTACCTGATGCTGAGATATTAAGATTGTATGATAACGTACCAAGATTAGCTAAGGCTCAAACAATAATGGGTAATAGGTTGATGTATGGTAATTATGTTGAAGGATATGACCTTATCACAAAGTACAATACTCC